AGGCCCTGTAGTTAAGTCAAGAGACCAAGCAGTTGCTATTGCTTTGTCAGAGGCTGGAAAATCTAAACCAAAGGCTAAAAAATGAAACAAGGACTCTACGCAAATATCAATGCCAAACAAGCAAGAATAGCGGCAGGGTCTAAAGAGAAGATGAGAAAGCCTGGTACAAAAGGCGCTCCTACTGCGGCAGACTTTAAGGCGGCTGCTAAAACAGCTAAGAAAAAGAAATGAAATCTCCAACTTGGCAAACAAAAGCAGGAAAAAACCCCAAAGGGGGCTTGAACGCCAAGGGCAGAGCATCTTATAATGCAGAAACGGGTGGCAATTTGAAGCCACCAGTAAAGTCGGGCGACAACCCTCGAAGGGCCTCCTTTTTAGCACGCATGGGCAATATGCCTGGGCCTGAGATGAAAGATGGGAAGCCTACCCGACTTCTCTTATCTCTGAAGGCTTGGGGTGCATCGTCCAAGGCAGAAGCTAAAGCTAAAGCAAAAGCGATCTCAGAGAGGAATAAGAAATGACAACCTATTTACAAGCAGTCAACGATGTGCTTGTTCGCTTGCGTGAAGAGGAAGTCTCTACTGTTTCCGAAACTCCTTACTCAACATTGATTGGCAAGTTTGTCAACGATGCAAAGCGTCATGTTGAAGATGCTTACGAGTGGAATGTTCTTGGTACAACCTCTATCATTACAACGACTTCTGGCACTTATTCATACTCCTTGACTGGTTCAGGGCAGAAGTTTCGTGTTCAAGATGCTATCAACTCCACAAGCAAGATTGGACTTGATAACATCCCATTTGCGACAATGAATCGTTTTTTGAACTTTGGCACTCCGTCAACTTCAATTCCTGAGTATTACACCTTTGATGGCGTTGATTCCAATGCTGACACCAAGGTTACATTGTTTCCAGTTCCTGATGGCGTATATACCATCAAGTTCAGCTTAGTTGTTCCTCAAGCTGTTTTATCTAGTGACAGCACAGTTATCTCTGTTCCTGCAGAATTGATTGTTCAAAGCGCTTATGCAAGAGCTTTGGTTGAGCGTGGTGAAGATGGTGGATTGAGTTCTTCAGAGGCTTATCAACTGTATAAGTCTATGCTGTCTGACTATATTGCTACAGAAGCTACTCGCTATCCTGAATTTGGCGTTTTTGAGGCTGTTTAATGGCTCAAGCTATCCAAACCTTCAGCATCTCTGCGCCAGGCTTCTATGGCCTGAATACGCAAGATTCTCCATTGGATTTGGCTTCTGGCTTTGCGCTTGTTGCTACCAATTGTGTGATTGACCAATATGGTCGTATTGGTTCACGCAAAGGCTTTACAAGACTAAATTCATCAACTGGCAATCTTGGTGCTAATGATGTTGGTGTGATGCATGAGTTAGTTCAGACTGATGGCACATTGACTGTTTTGTTTGCTGGCAACAATAAGTTATTCAAACTTGGTACTTCTAATGCAGTTACTGAGTTGACCTATGGGGGGGGCGGTACTGCTCCTACCATTACTGCAAGCAATTGGCAATGTGCCTCTTTGAATGGAATCACATATTTCTTTCAAACTGGTCATGATCCATTGATTTACGACCCCGCTGTAAGTACAACTACTTATCGTAGAGTGAGTGAGAAGTCTGGTTATGCGGGAACTGTTCCTTCTGGCAACTTGGCAATTTCTGCCTTTGGTCGTTTATGGGTTGCTAATACATCTTCTGACAAAACAACAGTAACTTTCTCTGATTTGCTTACTGGTCACATTTGGACTGGTGGAACTTCTGGTTCTTTGAATGTCAATCAGATTTGGCCTAATGGTGCTGATGAAGTTCAGGCTTTGGCTGCTCACAATGGTTTTTTGTTTATCTTTGGTAAGCGTCAGATTCTTGTTTATCAAGGAGCTACAACACCATCGACAATGACTTTGTACGACACCATTGGCGGTATTGGTTGCATGGCTAGAGATTCTGTTCAGACAACTAGCTCTGATGTTATTTTCTTGTCAAACAGCGGTATTCGTTCATTGATGAGGACTATTCAAGAGAAGTCTGCTCCAGAGCGTGATTTGTCTAAAAATGTCCGTAATGACTTGATGACAGATGTTGCGGCTCAAACATTGGCAAACATTAAGTCTGTCTACTCTGAGCGTGAAGGCTTTTACTTATTGACAATGCCATCTAATCAATCTGTGTATTGTTTAGATACAAAAGTGATTTTGCAAGATGGTACTTCAAGAGTAACTACTTGGGATTCGATCACTCCTACATCTTTGTTGTCTCGTAGGAATGGTGACTTATACATTGGCAAGAATGGTTATGTTTGTTCTTATAGCGGATATTTAGATCATCAATCTACTTATCGCATGATGTACTACACAAACAATGCTGACCTTGGAAATGTCAATCAAGTATCTATCTTGAAAAAGATTTCTGCTGTTGTCATTGGCGGCACAAGTCAGACTGTTTCAATTAAGTGGGGCTTTGACTTTAAAGCTAACTATTTGAGTGCTAATGCTTCTATTCCATCTCAGGGTGTTGCTCAGTATGGAATTGCTGAATATGGCGCTAATGGCAGTCCAGTTGCTTACTATTCTGATGGCGTTGCATTGCAAACACTAGTGGTTTCTGCAAGTGGTTCAGGAAAAGTTGTACAAACTGGTTATGAGTCAGACATAAATGGATCGCAGTTGTCGATCCAGAAAATTGAAATCCAAGCTAAGAATGGGAAGATAGCATGAGCGATTACACCAAAAGCACGAACTTTGCGTCTAAAGATAATCTTAGTCCTGGCAATGCTGCAAAGATTGTTAAGGGTACAGAGATTGATACCGAGTTTAACAATATCGCTATCGCAATTGCGACTAAGTTTGACTCGTCTAATGCTCCAACAGGATCGGTTGTTGGCACTACAGATACTCAAACTCTGACAAACAAGACTTTAACAAACCCAACTATCAACAACTATACAGAAGGTGTTGTTGCAATTGGTACTGTTACTAGCTCAAACACTTTGTCATTGACAAATGGTACTGTCCAGACTGCAACTTTAACAGCATCTACAGCTTGCACATTCACAATGCCTACTGCTACTGCGGGTAAGTCGTTTATCTTGTTGCTAAAACAAGCGGCTTCTACTGGCGGCGGTACTGCTACTTTTACTAGCGTTAAATGGAATTCAGCTGCCGCTCCAGTCGTTACTTCAACTGCGGGCAAGATGGATATTTTCTCGTTTGTATCTGATGGTACAAACTGGTATGGAACTGTTGCACAAGGTTACACACCATAATGTTTGCCGCACCAAACTTCTTCTTAGCGGGGGCTTCTGACTCTGTTGGTCAGATTGCTTTCACGACTGCGGGAACTTACTCTTGGACTGTTCCTTTTCCCGTTACTAGCGTAAGCGTTGTTTGCGTTGGTGGTGGAGGAGGTTGTTCTGGTGGTGGTGGTCTTGGCAACGGAACTGCTGGTGGAAATTCATCATTTGGAAGCACAGTTTCTGCATTTGGTGGTGGTGGAGCAACTGAAGGTGGCTCTGGTGGTTCTGGAGGTACTGGCACAACCATAAGCGGAAACATTGGTGGTGGTAATGGTGGCGCAGGCGGTACTGGTTTTGACATTTATGGAAGTGGTGGCGGTGGAGCTGGTGGCTACTCAGGCAATGGTGGCGCAGGCGCTGGTGGAAGTTACTCATCTGGATCAAGTGGTTCTGGTGGTGGCGGTGGCGGTGGCGGTGCTTATGGACAAGGCGGTGGCGGTGGCGGTGTAGGTCTGCTTGGACAAGGCTCTAGTGGCGCTGGTGGTAGCACTTCTGGTGGTGTAGGAAATGGTGGTGTAGGCGGCTCTGGTGGTGCTACAGGAGCAACTTCTGGAGCTAATGGCGCACTTGGTGGAGCTTATGGTGGTGGCGGTGGTTCTGGTGCTACCCGTTCTGGTGGTGGTGGTGGTGGACTTCGCTATGCCAACAATGTTTCTGTAACACCTGGCGATGTTATTACTGTTGTAGTTGGTTCAGGTGGTATTGGTGGAAACAGCGATGCAGGAACTGGCGCTAGTGGTGCAGTAAGAATTATTTGGGGCGATAACAGATCATTCCCATCAACAAATACAGGCGATTTGTAAGGAAAAATCATGGCAGTAGATCAAAAGATTATTGATAGCCTAGTTCAGCAAATTCTTGCTACTAGCGACTCATCTAAATGGGGTGGCGATGGCAAAGGTTCTGCTAAAGCCAATGCAACTGACATGGCTAACATTCTTGCAAAAGCGGGAATTACTGATGTCAAGCAACTTGGTGTTAGACAAGAAGTTCAGCCTGCTGTTTATTACGAAGGCGGAGAAACTCCAGAGCAAGTTGTCAATAAGTACTACAACAAAGAAACAGGCCAAGAACTTGAAAACACTTATGGTGAGAGACAGATTGGTAACTTCTTTGGTGGTACATATACTGGCAAAGGCAATACTGGTTATGGTGTTGTTTTTGATGCTCAAGGAAATCCTCAATTCTTTACATCTGGTGCATCTAGCTCTTTTTTAACCAAAGACACACTTCTTGCACTTGGTGTAATGGGTGGTATTGGTCTTTTAACAAGCGGCATTGGTGCTGTTGGTACAGAAGGATTGTTAGGTAGTGCAACAGAAGCTGCAAGTGTTGGAGCTACTGAAATTGGTGGTGCATTGGGCGCTGAAGGCGGTCTTGCAGGCTCTACTGTCACAGGAATGGGTGGTGGTACTGGATTAACAGCGGGTTCAAGCGGTTTAGGTTTGAATGCAGCAGGAACAGCAGGACTTGGAGCTACTGGTACTGGTGCAGGCATTACTGCGGGTACTGGTTTAACAGGAACTGGCGTTTTAACTGGTTCTACTCTTGGTACTGGCTTATTAACTGGTGCGGGAACTGCAGCAGGATTGACTGGCACAGGTATTCTTACTGGCTCTGAACTTGGTACTGGATTGTTAGGTACAACTGGTACTGGAGCATTGACTGGTACTGGTGTGTTGACTGGCTCTGAATTAGGAACTGGTTTACTTGGTACTGGATCAGGTACAGCCGTAACTACTGGTGGTGTTACTGGATTAACGCCAACATCTAATCTTGGCACTGGCGCTTTAAATACTGGTGTAACTCCAACAACAACTCCAATAACAACACCAACTGTTACACCAACAACAACGCCAACTACTACACCGACAGGATTACTTCCTGGGTTGACCGCTGACCAACTTTCAAGAGCAATTTCTGGTGCTTTGAGTACTGCTGGTGGATTGATGCAACAGCAGACTTCTAGAGAAGCCGCACAAGCCGCACAAGCTCGTATTGATGCTGAGACTGCAGCTGCTAAACAAGCGGCTCAATTCCGTCCTGTTGGCATGACAACAAGGTTTGGTACTTCTAACTTTACTTATGACCCTGTAACTGGTCAGATGGTAAGTGCGGGATATCAATTAACACCTGAAGCAAAAGCTCAACAAGATCGTTTGATGGCTTTGTCTAATCAAGGTTTGACACAAGCAGAACAAGCACAAGCACAGTTTGCTCCTTTGCAAACAGGCGCTCAGAGTTTATTTAGTCTTGGCAATCAATACTTGGCTCAGAGTCCTGAACAAGTTGCTCAACGCTATATCAGTCAACAGATGAATTTGTTGCAACCAGGTCGTGAACTTGAGTTGGCTAACTTGCAAAACAAGTTGCAACAACAAGGTCGTTCTGGTTTGGCAGTCGCTCAAGGTGGTAACTATGGTGCTACAACACCTGAGTTGCAAGCCTTGTATAACGCTCGTGCAATGCAAGAAGCTCAATTGGCGGCTAATGCTGAATTGGCTGGTCAACAGCAAGTCACATTTGGTGCGGGATTGCTTGGTCAAGGTGCTGGTGCTCTTGGTCAGTACTATTCAGGTCAGCAAGCGGCTTATGCTCCTTACACGACTGCAATGGGTCAAGTTCAGAACTTGGAAGCTCAAGGTCAGCAACCATTTGCACTTAGCCAAGGACTTGCTCAACAACAAGCTCAAGCGGGCGCTAGGGCTGGCGCTTTGGGATTAGAGGGTGCAAACATTAGCCAGAGATTAGCTACGGGCGCTGCGGCTACTACAAATCCTTACGCTACTGTTTTAGGTGGTTTAAGTGATCCAAACTCATTGTTGAGTCAAGGAATTACAACTGCTGTCAGAAGCATTTGGAATACATAAGGAGAAAGAACATGGCAGATATTATTCCTAGCTTATTCGGGTTAACTCCTGAAATGTATGGTCAGCAACAGCAAATGGGTGCTATGAATCGTGGCATTCAGTTGGCTCAAATGTCTCCAGAGGCTCGTGGTGCGGCTATGACCTATGCAGGCGCTTCTGGTCTTGGTCGTGCTGTTGGTGGTTTGCTTGGCGCTGAAGACCCACAATTGAAGTTGATTAGCACTCGTAATGCCATTGCTCAACAGATTGACCAAACTAACCCTGAGTCGATACTTAAAGGCGCTCAAATGTTGGCACAAGCTGGCGACCAACAAGGTGCTATGCAATTGGCTCAATATGCTCGTCAAGCGCAAAGTGAAATGGCATTGGTGCAACAGCGTCAAGCGGCTCAACAAGCATCTTTGGCTACAGCGGCTAAAACTCAATTGTCTATTAAGCAAGAAGAGCAATTGCGTGAAGAGTTATCAAAACTTCCTCCAGAAGCAACTCAAGAACAAGTTTTGGCTATTGTTACAAAGTATGGCTCTCCAGATAAGGTTTTGGCGGCTTTGCAAGCGTCTGCCGATAAAGCTGCCGCTAATACAGCAAGGGCTGAATCTGCAAAATTGGCTAATGACGCAAAAATTGAAGCGGCTAAAGTTGCGGCTGATGCAAAACTTGAAGCGGCTCGTTTGGCTGGCGCTACTGCCGTACAAATTGCTCAAATGAGAGCTGATTCTGCTAGAGAATTGAGAGCTTTGACACAATCTCTTAAAGGCCCTAAGACTCTTGCTCCTTCTCTACAGAAAGAGGAAGACAAAGAACTTGAGTTGGTTGACTCATTAGATGCTCGTGAAAAGTCTTTAGCACCTGCTATTGCATCTTTGACTATTGATCCTAAGACTGGCAAACCACCATTAGAACTTGGCCCTGTAAACAACTTGAAATATCAGGCACAAAATGCCGCTGGCAACTCTAGTGTTGAAAGCCGAAACTATGCCGCTTTGCAACGAGCTATCCAAGAAGCAACCAACTTGAAGACTGATGCCGCTAAAGGTGTTCAGACTGACAAGGATGTGTTGCGTTTTGCCAATGAACTTATTGCCGCATTTGGCAGTAACGACACAAAGACAACTTTGGAAGCTCTTAGTAACTTCTCAAAATCTACTGCAAAAGCTAAAGAAAATGCTCAGAAGAGAATCGACAGTAGGCGTAAGTCTCAAGGTGTAGACCCTTATTACGGAACTACTCGTGGTACACCACAGAATCCTATCGTATTAGATTAAAGGAAACATCATGGCGACTGTTTATACATATAAAGGTGTTTCGTATGAATTGCCTGATGGTTTATCTAATGAAGAAGCATTGGCAAAAATTAGGTCTAGTTTAGGTAATGAACCTGCACCAGCGCCTGCTCAAGCTCCTGCTCAAGCGCCTGCTGTAGCTCCTCAAGCACAAGTTGCTCCTCAAGAACCTAGCATGGCTGACATGATTAGGCGTCAACTTGGTTTGGCAACTAGAGCTGTTGTTACTGGCGCTTCTGCTCCTGTAAACATTGCCGCTGACTTTTTAAGTGGTGCATACAATGTTGGTGCAAACTTAATTGGATCAGAAAAAAGAGCGCCTTATTTGTCTCAAGAGCAAAGTAAAGGTTTGACTCAATTAGGAGTTCCTGTTCCTGAAACTGGTGCTGAAAGAGCGGCACAAGCAGGTATGCAAAGTTTGGTGTCTGCTGGCGGTATGGCTGCGGCTGCTCCTAAAACGATCTTCGGTGCTGATTTGGCTCGTCAATTACCTGCGGCTACTACTGCACCAATGGTTGCACAGCCTGTTGCAGAAGCTACGAAAGAAATCACAGGAAGTGACATAGCCGCTACGATTGCCGCTTTAGGTGTTTCTGGAGCTGTTGGTAAAGCTACTGGTGATGTAGCAGGTCGTATTATTTCTGGCAAACAACCTGTTGCTACGATGGCTGATATTCAGCAAAAAGCTAGTCGTGCTTACACAAAAGTTAGCGACCAAGGTATTGAGATATCTGGTCAGAATGCAACGAGCTTGGTTGACAAAGTAAAAAGCAGATTGGATTCTGTTGATTACATCCCAGAAAATGCCGCACCTGTTGCAAACATCTTGAACAAGTACGAAAGCATCCTTCAACGAGGGAATATCACTTTTGACAATGTTGAGCAAATGCGTAGGCTTGCCAATAATCTCAAAGCCAATCCTGATAAGAACATTAGACGCTTGGCAAGTGAGATGGTTGACACGATTGATGACCATGTTGCAACTCTGTCTCCAAAGGATGTTGTTTCTGGTGCTGGTGGCATTGATACAGCCGTTAAAACAATCATGGAAGCCCGTAAAGACTTTAGAAATTTGAGTCGTGCTTCAACACTTGAGAATGTTTTAAATGTTGCTGAAACTAAAGCATTGAATCCTACTGCTTCTGAAAGTGAATTGATCCGTCAAGGTTTTATCTCTCTTGCATCTAACAAGAACAAAATGAACTTGTTTAGCAAGGATGAGCAAAATGCAATTAAAGCTGTTGCAAAAGGTAGTTCATTAGACCCATTGCTTACTTTGATCGCTAAGTTCAATCCACAGCGTAGTCAATTGATTACTGGTGGTGCTGTTGGTTTTGGTGCGGCAAGCCCTGAGACTTTGAAGTACTCAATTCCAATTGCTGCTGCAGGTTATGGTGCTGACAAACTTCAAGGTTTAATTCGTAGGCAAGCGGCAGAAAAAGCCATGACTGGATTGTTAACTGGTACGACACCTGGCCCTCAACCTTCGTATTTCACACGAGGCTTGCTAAGTACCATGATGAATCCTACAGAGCAATGAAAGAATGGGCTGTTGAGTATTTAGCGGCAGTCCTTCTTAGTTGTTTTGTCATTTACTGTAGTTATATTGTTGTATGGGCATTTCCATGATCGCCTTTCTCTTGGCGGCAACCATTG